TCTGCATATCCAAATGTTGTAGCTCCAACTATTACTGACTATTTAGTGTTAACTGATCAATCAGATAACTTAGTAACTAAAAGTTGTACATTAGGAGATTTACAAGATTTATATGGGGTAGATACTTTGGTTGCTCATGTTCAAGTTAATTCTGCTGAACAATTACTATTATCAACAACACCTAAAGAGTTAATTGCAGCTCCAGGAGCTAACAAAGTTATTGATGTAATGGATGTGGCTATCTATGTAGATGCTGGTTCAAGTGCATATAACTATGGAAATAACTTAGTTGTAAAGAATGGTAATGCTTATGATTTGTTTTCTATCACTGCTCAGACCGCAAACTTTGCTACAGATATTGTAAAAAAGTTTCAAATTGCTACAGGGGTATTACCACAAAACACAGCAGTCACTTTGAACACAGCCGCAAACCCAACCCAAGGTAATGGTGTGCTATACTTAAACTTATATTACCGAGTTCTCAATATTGGAACTTCATTTTAATTAAATGGACATACGAAAAATATCTATAGGAGCAGACTATAAGTCTGGTGCAATGCATTATATAGTCGGACAAGAAGTCTTGGGTGGCAAGTATGTAATCCATTTAATACAACAAGAAACAGAAGCATATAAAATTTGGATCATAAAAGGCGAAGAAGTTTTGCTTTGGAAAGAGTTCAAATATACTATGCCTGTATCGTTGGAATACAATATACACTTTTAATGAAGTCCCCCTTTTCTTTTTTAGTATCTCCTATTAATAATAGAAGATATAACAATATTAAAAAAATTGGAGATGTTGATTTTATAACAAGCGCATCTGAAGAAGACCATAAATCATCTAATAGGTTTGCTACAGTAAAAGCAACCCCCATAAATTATAAAGGAGAAATAGAAGTTGGTGACACTTTAGTTGTTCATCACAATGTATTTAAATTTTATAATGATATGTATGGAAGAAGACAAAGTGGAAGGAGTTTTTTAAGAGATGATTTGTTTATTGTTGACAACGATCAGTTTTTTCTATATAAAAAAGATGGTGTATGGAAAGGACATGATAAATATTGTTTTATAAAGCCATCTCAAAAAAAAGAAAGCTTTATAGAAAAAGGTGGCAGTATCGAACCTTTAGTTGGTGTAATTAAATATATTAACAAAGAACTTGAAGACTTAGGTTTACAAGTGGGTGATGAAATAGCCTACCAACCTGATAGTGAATATGAATTTATAATTGATGATGAAGTATTGTACAGAATGTTTACTTCACATATAACTGTAAAACTATAATGGAAACAAGAGATATTAAGTTAGAAATTATAAAAGCAGGTGAAAGAGCTGTAAGACAACTAATTAAAGTTGCAAAAGAAGAAATAATCAAACCAGATCCCGAGGATGAGTTAGCCGCAGATAGATTAAAAAATGCCGCAGCTACAAAAAAATTAGCCATCTTTGATGCTTTTGAAATACTCAAAAGAATAGAAGATGAAAAATTATTATTAGAAGGTAATGAAGTTACAAAAACAAAAACGCCTCAAGGATTTGCAGAATCACGGTCAAGATAGTTTATATACTATCATAAAAGACGTTGTTCCAAAAAATGTTATGTCTCGAAAAAATAAAGCTCGAGCATGGCAGCCTGGGTATAATGAAAAATATGATATAGTAGTTATATCTACTGATGGCACTATTGGTGATGTATATGATATCAACAATGTAAAGATAGCTTTGCCTTCTACTCCAAAACTTACTTCTAAGTTAGAAAAAACTAAACAGTATTGGAAACCACAAGAATATCCTAAAGAACTTAAAAGAGTACAAACTATATTTCAATGGCATGAAGCACCACCTCAGTTTAAAAATAAATGGGTGGATTATATTGAAACAGAGTTTAATAGAAGAGAACAAGGATATTGGTTTTTAAATAATGGCATCCCTACATATATAACTGGCACACACTATATGTATTTACAATGGACTAAAATCGATGTAGGACATCCTGATTTTAGAGAAGCTAATAGAATATTTTATATATACTGGGAAGCTTCTAAATTAGATAAAAGAAGTTTTGGAATGTGTTATTTAAAAATAAGAAGATCAGGGTTTTCTTTTATGAGTTCTTGTGAAGGTGTCAATACTGCAACTATTTCTAAAGATTCACGAATAGGTATTTTATCTAAAACTGGTTCAGATGCTAAAAAAATGTTTACTGACAAGGTTGTTCCTATCTCTAATAATTATCCTTTCTTTTTTAAACCTATTCAAGATGGTATGGACAAACCTAAAACCGAATTAGCTTATAGAGTTCCAGCTTCTAAGATTACTAAGAAAAATATGTTTGATCAAGGTGAAGAAGAATTAGAGGGTTTAGATACCACTATTGACTGGAAGAATACGTCTGACAACAGTTATGATGGAGAAAAGCTACAATTATTATTACATGATGAGAGTGGTAAATGGGAAAGACCTGAAAATATTTTAAATAACTGGAGGGTAACTAAAACTTGTTTAAGATTAGGAAGTAAAATTATTGGTAAATGTATGATGGGTTCTACCTCTAATGCATTAGATAAAGGAGGGGGAAATTTTAAGGCATTATTTTATGATTCTGATCCATCAAAAAGAAATCAAAATGGACAAACAAAATCAGGGCTATATAATTTATTTATTCCAATGGAATGGAATATGGAAGGTTTTATCGATAGATATGGTATGCCAGTATTAAAAAATCCCGAAACATATGTGGTTGGAATAGATGGAGAAAACATTTATCAAGGCGCTATTGATTATTGGGAAAATGAAGTAGAGTCATTAACTATTGATCCTGATGCACTTAATGAATATTATAGACAATTTCCTCGTTCTGAGTCACATGCATTTAGAGATGAGAGTAAACAGTCTTTATTTAATCTTACAAAAATTTATCAACAAATTGATTATAATGACTCATTAATAATGAAACACCATATGGTTCAAGGTAGTTTTCATTGGAAAGATGGCATACAAGATACTAAAGTAATTTGGACTCCAAATACAAGAGGCAGATTTTTTGTATCTTATCTACCTAAACCTGAACAACAAAACAGAGTTATTGCTAAGAATGGAAGGAAACTTCCAGGTAATGAACACTTAGGTTCGTTTGGGTGTGACTCTTATGATATTTCAGGAGTAACAGTGGGTAGCGGTTCTAATGGATCATTACATGGTATGACTAAGTTTAATATGGATGAGTGGCCAAGTAATCACTTTTTTTTAGAATACATAGCTCGACCACAAACTGCTGAGATATTTTTTGAAGAAGTCTTAATGGCATGTGTTTTTTATGGTATGCCAATATTGGTTGAAAATAACAAACCTCGATTACTTTATCATTTTAAAAATAGAGGGTATAGAGGATTTAGTTTAAACAGACCAGATAAAACATTTAATAAACTATCTAAAACTGAAAAAGAATTAGGAGGTATACCAAATACATCAGAGGATGTTAAACAAGCTCATGCATCTGCAATTGAGTCTTATATAGAAAAACATATAGGTTTAGATATGGAGGGTACTTTCCGAGAAAAAGATGATATGGGTATGATGTATTTTCAAAGAACATTAGAAGACTGGGCTAAGTTTGATATTAATAACAGAACAAGGTTTGATGCTGCTATAAGTAGTGGGTTGGCCATCATGGCAAATCAAAAACACTTATACACTCCGACAAAAGAAAAGTCAAAAATTAGCATTAACTTTGCAAGGTATAACAACAAAAGTTCAGTAAGTCAATTACTTAATAGATGAAGAAGGTAAATATAGATATTAAGGCTGCTGCATTTCCAGATCAATTTGTTTCTGATTCCGAAAAAGCTACAGTAGAATATGGGTTACAAGTAGGTCAAGCTATACAGTACGAATGGTTTCGTAGAGATAGTAACTCTTGTAGATTTTATAGCCAATGGGCAGAGTTTAATAAATTAAGACTCTATGCTCGTGGAGAGCAGTCTATTGCTAAATATAAAAATGAATTAGCAATAGATGGTGATTTATCTTATCTTAATTTAGACTGGACACCAGTTCCTATTATTCCTAAGTTTATTGATATTGTAGTTAATGGAATGCAAGATCGTATGTTCAAAGTAAAAACATATGCTCAAGACGCGTTGTCTGCAGAAAAAAGAAGTCAGTTTCAAGAAATGGTAGAAGGAGATATGTTAGCAAAACCTATCTTAACACAAATGACTCAAGATTTTGGCATTGATGTATTCAATGTTCCTGAAGAAGAATTACCTGAAACTGGAGAAGAACTTGAGTTGTTTATGAATTTAAAATATAAACCTGCAATAGAAATAGCTTGTGAAGAAGCAGTTAATACATTATTAGCTGAAAATCATTATGATGATACTCGTAAAAGAGTTGATTATGATATGGCTACTTTAGGTATCGGTATTACTAAACACGAGTTTTTGCAAGGACAAGGTGTAAAAATAAGTTATGTTGATCCTGTTAATGTGGTTTATAGTTACACAGAAGACCCATACTTTAAAGATTGTTTTTATTGGGGGGAAATTAAAACAGTTCCTATAGGAGAATTACTTAAAATTGATCCAGAGTTAACTAATGAAGATTTAGAAGAAATATCTAAATATAGTCAATCGTGGTATAACTATTATCAAACTGCACAGATGTATGAAAACAGTATGTTTTATAGAGACACTGCAACTTTGATGTATTTTAATTATAAAAGCACTAATTCTTTTGTTTATAAAAGAAAAAGAATGGAAGATGGTACATATAAAACTGTAGAAAAAGATGATCAGTTTAATCCTCCAGCAGAAATGATGGAAGAAGGAAAGTTTGAAAAGGTAGAAAAAAAGATTGATGTATGGTATGAAGGTGTAATGGTAATGGGTACAAATATTATTTTGCAGTGGCAAATGATGGAGAATATGGTAAGACCAAAATCTGCAAATCAATTTGCTATGCCAAATTATGTGGCTTGTGCACCAAGAAGTTACAAAGGTATGATGGAGTCATTGTGTAAAAGAATGATACCTTTCGCTGACTTAATTCAAATTACTCATTTGAAAATCCAACAAGTAGTTTCCAGAGTTGTACCTGATGGTGTATTTATTGATGCCGATGGTTTAAACGAAGTAGACTTAGGAACTGGACAAGCCTATAATCCTGAAGATGCGTTACGATTATATTTTCAAACTGGTAGTGTTGTAGGTAGAAGTTACACTGGTGATGGCGAATTTAATAATGCAAGAGTTCCTATTCAACAGTTAACTGCTAACAGTGGAGGTGGAAAACTTCAAATGTTAATTGGCAACTACAATCATTACTTAGATATGATTCGTACTGTTACTGGTTTAAATGAAGCTCGAGACGCTTCAGTACCAGATCCAAATTCTTTGGTTGGTGTACAAAAGTTAGCTGCACTTAATTCTAATGTAGCAACAAGACATATATTAGATGGAAGTTTATTTATTGCAAGAAGAATGGCAGAGTGTTTAACAATAAGAACTGCTGATATTTTAAAGTATGCAGATTTCAAAGATGAGTTTGCGATGCAAATAGGAAAATATAATCTTGCAATATTAGAAGACATAAAAGATTTATATATCTATGATTTTGGTGTGTTTATAGAACTTGCTCCTGATGAAGAGCAAAAAGCAATGTTAGAACAAAACATTCAAATGGCATTATCAAAAGAAAATATTAGTTTAGAAGATGCTATTGATATTAGAGAAATACATAATATTAAAATGGCTAATCAATTGTTGAAAGTTAAGAGAAAGAAAAAACAAGAAGCTGAGCAACAACAACAAATGATGCAACAACAAATGCAGGCCCAACAAGCTATGCAACAACAACAAGCTGCAGCAGAGATTGCAATGCAGAAACAAAAAATGGAGACTGAAGGTAAAATTGCAGTAGAACAAGCTAAGATACAGTATGAAATACAAAAGCTGACTGCAGAGAAAGAACTTAAATTAGCTCTAATGGCGGAGGAGTTTTCTTACAATATGCAACTAAAAGGCTTGGAACAACAAGCAATTGATACAAGAGAAGAAGCTAAAGAGCAAGGTAAGTCAGAGAGAATCAGTCAACAATCTACAGAAACATCTAAAATGATTGAACAGAAGAAAAGAGATTTACCTTCTATTAATTTTGAATCAAATGAAGATAGTTTAGATGGGTTTGATATGGCGGAGTTCGATCCAAGATAAGCCCAAAATTTAGAAAAATAAATGTATAACTTTGTAAAAATTAAATTTAATATAATATGGAATTAAAAGTAAGAGCCATAGATGGCAACGAAAACAAATCGAAAGCTGAAATAGAAGAACAACTTCTACAAAAGCATGAAGATGAAACAAAACAAGAACAGCCACAACAAGTAGAAGAAGTGGTAGAGGAACAACCTAAGAGTGAGGTTGAAGAGAAAACTCCCTCATCAGAGTTAAGTGATGAAGACGTTCTTTCTTTTTTGAAGAATAGATATGACAAAGAAATAAATTCAGTTGATGAACTTTTTACAGAAAAAGAAGTAAATGAACCATTACCTGAAGATGTTTCTGCGTATTTAAAGTATAAGCAAGAAACTGGTCGTGGCATCAGTGATTTCTATAATTTACAAAGAGATTACGATGCTATGGAAGATGATGCTGTACTTGCCGACTATATTGCAACCCAAGAAGATGGGTTAGATGCAATTGACATTCAAGATGTCATGGAGGATAAATTTAGTTTCGATGAGGAACTTGATGATCCAAAAGACATTAAGAAGAAGAAGTTGGCTAAAAAACGAGAACTCGCAAAAGCGAAGAAGTTTTTTAATGAACAAAAAGATAAGTATAAAATTCCTCTTGAGTCAAGTGGGGGTGGATTATCAGAAGATCAAGAAAAACAACTTAATGCTTATAAAGAGGCTCTTGAGAAATCTCAAACGCAAGTTGAGGCAAATAAAAAAATAAGAGATTATTTCCAAGAAGAAACTCAAAAGGTTTTTTCCGATGACTTCAAAGGTTTTGATGTTACTGTAGGAGATGATAATTATACGTATAAGCCAGGTACTGCACAAGAATTATATAATGTTCAATTGGACTTTAACAATTTTGTGCAAAAGTTTGTAGATGATAAAGGTTTGATAAAAGATGCAAATGCATACCACAAAGCTTTATCTGTTGCAAGTAATCCTGACAAATTTGCCAAATACTTTTATGACTTAGGGATGTCACAGGCTGTAGAAAATGTTTCTAAAAAATCTAAAAACATTAATATGGATGTGAGAAAAGCCCCAAGTTATGTTACTAAGGATGGTTTAAAAATTAGAGCTGTTCAAAGTAGCAATAATGATAGTGGAAGAGGACTCAAAATTAGAAGTATTAAAAAAATGTAAAACAATTTAAAAATTAAAATTATGGCAGTAAATGTAGCCCCTGGTTTTGATTTGCAACCAAGTAGTCAGCAAGTACCGCTTTCTACAAATTATATTACAGACTTTAATTTCTTGAATCAGTATTTACCTGATACATTTGAAAAAGAGTTTGAAAGATATGGCAATCGATCAATAGCTTCCTTCCTAAGAATGGTAGGAGCTGAAATGCCTTCTAACTCTGACCTTATTAAATGGGCAGAGCAAGGAAGACTACACGTTAAATATCAGAATTGTACTTCAGGTGCAGGAGCAGCCGCAGCAAATGGTGTGTGGACAATTCCTAATAACATTACTAACTTTAACCCTGCATTAGCTGGTTCTCCAAATTCTGCAGCTCTTAGAGTTGGTCAAACTGTAATGATTTCTGACAAGACTGCAGGTTCAAACCTCAGTAACAAAGGAATCGTAACTGTTGGACCTGGTTCTGGTGGTAATGCAGTTAATCAAGTAACAATTGCTTACTATGAGGCTGGAGGCCAAGCAGTAGCAGCAGCAGTTGCTTGTGATATTTTCGTATATGGTTCTGAATTTAACAAAGGAACTAATGGAATGCAAGGATCTCTTGAAGCTGATGACTTCATCTTTGACAACAAGCCAATTATTATCAAGGACAAATACAATGTATCTGGTTCTGATATGGCTCAAATCGGATGGATTGAAGTTACTACAGAAAATGGAGCATCTGGATATTTATGGTATCTAAAGTCTGAGCATGAAACAAGACTAAGATTCGAAGATTACTTAGAAACTGCAATGATTGAAGCAGTTCCTGCAGAAGCAGCTTCTGGTGCTGGTGACTTCTTACAAGGAGTTGGTGCTGGTGCGTCTGTAGCAAACCTTAATGGTTCTGATGGTATCTTCTTCGTAGTAGGAGCAAGAGGTAATGTTTGGGGTGGAGGAAATCCTTCTTCTCTTGCAGACTTCGACTCAGTTATTTCAAGATTAGACAAGCAAGGTTCTATTGAGGAAAATGTAATTTTCTTAAACAGAAACTTCTCGTTTGATATCGATGATATGTTAGCACAGCAAAATTCTTATGGAGCTGGTGGTACATCTTATGGATTATTTGACAATGATGAAGAAATGGCACTTAATCTTGGATTCACTGGATTCAGAAGAGGCTATGACTTCTACAAGTCAGACTGGAAATATCTAAACGATCCTACAATGAGAGGTGGTATCGTAGGTGGAAAAGTTAATGGACTATTAGTCCCTGCTGGTTCTACTACAGTATACGATCAAATCTTAGGTAAAAATGCTAAGAGACCATTCTTACATGTAAGATATAGAGCTTCCGAAACTGAAGACAGAAGATATAAAACTTGGATCACTGGTTCTGCTGGTGGAGCAAGAACTTCTGACTTAGATGCGATGGAAGTAAACTTCTTGAGTGAGAGAGCTGTATGTACTTTAGGTGCAAACAACTTCTTCTTATTCCAAGATGCTTAATATTTAATCAATAATTAGGGGAGGATGTCTCCTCCCCTTTTTATTTTATTTAATCAAATTAAAATTTAATATAATGAAAAAGACAAAAAAACAACCTTTGGTAGATAAATTCTACAAATTAAAAAGAGATGCCGCACCACTTACCTATATGTTGGCATCGAGAAACTCAGCAAGATATCCTTTAATGTGGTTTGATGAAGAACAAAACGTCAATAGACCACTTAGGTATGCTAAAAATCAAAAGTCACCTTTTGAAGATGAACAAGATGGAAATGCAATCTTAGAACCAATTCTGTTTGAAGATGGTATTTTACATGTTGCTAAAACCAATCAAGTATTACAACAATTTTTATATTATCATCCACAAAGAAACTATGTGTATGAAGAAATAAACAAGGAGCAAGATGCTGCGGAAGAATTAGAAATAGTAGAGTTAGGTTTAGATGCTCAAGTTATGGCGAAAAACTTAGAGTTTGAAAAACTTGTTTCTGTATGTAGAGTTCTTCTTGGCAGTGGTGTAGATAAGAAAACTTCAACTGAATTGAAAAGAGATATATTATTATATGCTAAAAACAATCCTATTGATTTCTTAGACACACTTAACGATCCGATGTTAGATTTACAAGATGATGTATATAAGTTTTTTGATAATGGGTTCTTAACATTTAGAAACCAATCTAAAGATGTATACTTTGATTTACCAAAAAATAAAAAGAAACTATTAACAGTTCCTTTTGGTGAAGACCCATACTTTATAGTTGCATCACACTTTCAAAGTGATGATGGTGTTGAGATATATAAACTCTTACAAAGAAGGCTTAAAAAAGATAAATAAGGTTTCATATCTTTGTGGTATTGTTTAACCCATTAAAATTTTTAACTATGGTAAAATATCTAAAAGTCAGTTTAAGCGACGCTTATCATTTAATTCCTATTCAAAGTATTTTAGGAATTGAAGTAGGAGCAAATACGGAAGTAAAAATCCTTACTCACAATGTGGGACATACTGCTACAGGTGTATCTGAAGTTTTAGGCTACAAAATCACTGCTACTACAGCAGCAGATGCAGCTAAGACTAAAGAGCAACTTAACAGTATTGTGGATGCTATCGAAGATGCACTACAGACAAGCTGGACAAACCCTTACTATTTACTTGAGCCTAAGTATGCTATTACAGCTATTGCTCAAATAGAAGAAGAGTGGTCTGCATAAGACAACTTAACTAAAGGTAGAAAGGGGCTTAAATATTTAGGCCTCTTTTTTTTTTATTATCTTTGTACAAACTCAACTTACAATGATAAACGAAGTAAGAAACACAGTATTAGCTATTGCTAATAAGAACAACTATGGCTACATATCTCCACAAGATTTTAATCTATATTGTGAACAAGCACAGTTGGATATATTTGAAGATTATTTTTATCAATATAACAATTGGATTAATAAAGAGAACGCGAGAATATCAGGAACAGGATATGCAAACATAGTTAAAGGTTTAGAAGAAGTAGCAGATAGTTTTTCAGCTGAGGTATTTTTAGATCAGACTGTGGCTAATTTAAATAATGCCAACCTTTATAATCTACCTCAAGATTACTATTTAATAAATAAAGTTTTTTATTATCCCTCTGCAAGATTTAGTGGTACTACGACTGGAGCTCAGGGTTACAAGTTAATAGATGCAACTGGTGGTTTTGTGCCTTCACCGGCAAATCCTTTATTTGAGCAAAATCCACCCATAGGGAGCATTATAGTTAACACCTCTTCTAACCCCATCTCACAAGCATATGTTACTGCAGTGGATAGTACCACAACTTTAAGTTTAAGTGCAGATATAACTAATGCTGTAGCACAGAATTATGTGGTATACACTAATACCAATATAACTGAAGTAGAAAGGGTTAATCAACAGAAAATATATATGTTGACAAGCTCTAACTTGACTTCCCCTACAACTCAGTTTCCCGCGTATGTTTTAGGCGGAGCTACATCTAATGTACAAGCTGGACCTAACTCTGCAATAGGAAATACTATTACAGTTTATCCAAGTACAATTAGACAAAAGGGAGCAGTACAAGTACAGTATATAAGATATCCAGTTACACCAAATTGGACATATGTAACATTAACTGGTGGTGAGCCTTTATTTAATGATACTGCAGCAGACTATCAAGACTTTGAATTACCATTGTCTGATCAACCAGGTTTGATTGCAAAAATATGTCAATACATTGGTGTAGAGATTAGAGAAGCAGATGTCTATGAGTTTGGAAAACAAGAAATAGTCCAAGACAACCAAATACAAACATAAAAGATGGCATATATAACACAATATACATATTACGAAAATAATGGTAACACTCCCACAGATGCTAATCTTGGTTCTTATCAGTATGTTTCTTTGCAAGATATAGTCAATAACTTTATGTTAATATATCAAGGTAATCACGAACTGGTAAATAACTTAGAAAGATATCAAGTTTTATTTCATGCTAAAAGAGGTATACAAGAATTGAACTATGATGCGATGAAAGAAATTAAAGTTCTTCAGTTAACTTTAGACCATAACTTTAGCTATCCTTTACCATCTGATTATGTTAACTGGGTGAGAATATCTCAGTATAAGGATGGGGTACTTTACCCTTTGACTGAAAATATACAAACTAATTTTAGTTCAGCTTATCTACAAGACAACAACTCTGAGTTGTTGTTTGATCAGAATGGTAATGTTTTAAGACCACAAGATTCTCAAGTAGATTTAAGTAGAGCAACAAGATCAATTTATCTTAACAATGACAGTGATTTTGATGGGTGTGAGGGGTATTGCATAGATGGGTGTTGGTATTTTGATTATAGAGTAGGAGCAAGATTTGGACTTAATACTGAAACTGCTAATATAAACCCTACATTTAAAGTTGATAAACAAGCAGGTAAAATTTATTTTAGCTCTGCGGCAGGAACAGATTCAATAGTATTAGAATATGTGTCCGATGGTATGGAAAATGGTGATGACTCACAAGTCAGTGTCAATAAGTTGTTCGAAGAATATTTGTATGCTTATATAAAGTATGCCATTTTAAATGGTCGATTTGGAGTTCAAGAGTACATTGTTAATAGAGCAAGAAAAGATAAGTCTTCTTTATTAAGAAATGCAAAACTAAGATTAAGTAATATACATCCTGGTAGACTCTTAATGAATTTAAGAGGCCAGAATAAATGGATTAAATAATGGCATTAGAAAATGTAGTATTTGTACAAGGTAGAATGAATAAGTCTATCGATGAAAGGCTTCTACCTCAAGGAGAGTATATAGATGCTCAGAATGTTCGTTTGGGTTCAACTGAAACCACAGAGGTTGGTGCAGTAGAAAACTCACGAGGCAATACACAATTAACTACATTAGCTTTTGGAGGACAAAATTTTTCAGTTAATGCTACATGTATTGGTGCATATGAAGATGGTATAACTGAAACTATATATTGGTTTGTGCACGATCCTAATAACCCAACAAGTGGTGGTAGATTAGATGCTATTGTTTCTTATAACACACAAAATCAAAGTATAACTTATCATGTTGTTTCTTCAAGTATTTTAAACTTTCAACCTACTTATTTAATTACTGGAGTAAATCTTATTGATGATTTATTATTTTTTACAGATGATATAAATCCCCCAAGAAAAATAAATATAAATAGAAGTTATCCATATCCACCAAGCCCAGGATATGCAGATGTTTTAGTTGAAGAAGATTTTAATGTAATACAAAAGATACCAGGCTATGGAGCTGCAGATACTTTATCTGCTCCTTCCTTAGAATTAGTAACTGTAAATGGACAAGAAAATTATTTAGAAAATAGATTTATTTCATTTGCATATAGATATAGATATCAAGATGATGAATATAGTGCTACATCTTTATTTAGTTTACCTGCATTTCAACCTAATAATTTTTTATTTAGTCCTTCTAATTATGTAAATGAAGGAATGTTAAATAGGTTTAATGCAGTTAATGTATCATTTAATACTGGTTCTTCAAGAGTAAAACAAGTAGACTTGTTATACAAAGACTCAAACACTAATAGTATATATGTAATAGAGAGATTTGATAAAGATGATTATGGATGGGCAAATAATACCACACAAACATTTTTGTTTACTAACAGTAAAATTTATACAACATTAGGATCAGATGAGTTATTAAGACTTTATGATAATGTACCCAGGACTTCAAAAGCCCAAACCATTATGGGTAACAGACTTATCTATGGTAACTATGTGGATGGGTATAATATGACTAATGCAAATGGTGGAAGAATATCGGTAGATTATAGTACATCATTAAAGTCTGAAGATATAGATTTTGAAATATTACCTGATGCAACATTATCCCAAGGTATTGCATATACTTTGTCAGGTTCAAGTATACAGTACAACAATTCATTAGCTACATTTAATTTAACTGACATTGCTGATAAGTTAAAAAAAGATGGTATCATAAGATTTGTATTTAGAGTTACAACCGATCAGTTAAATGGAGATACAGCTAACCCTTGTTACTTACCAACTTTTAGTAATGGTGATGTACAACTTACATTAAACTTTACTTTACCATCTGATTATAATAGTGTATATGATATGGTTAATAGTAGTGAGTTTCAAGCAAGATTAGGAACTGTATTAAACTCTAATTTTCAACCTATTTCAACTTGTGCAAATGGCACATCAGTAACTGATAATTTTAACTGTGCTCTTTCTGTACCTACTAACTGTCCTGGATGGACTAAACATAATAGTAGTATTACTGACGCAAGTTCTCAACAAGGATGGGCTCTAACAACATCACCTGGTTCAAACAATGTTTCATTTCAACCTATTGCAATGAACTTTAGAGAAACCAATGCTCCAGTAACAAACTTATTTGAATACTTTAGGTTTGAATCTGCATCGGTTACTTTCAGTGCTATATCTGATATGGGTAGTTTACATAGTAACAGAGACTATGAAACTGGTATTGTATATATGGACAACTATGGTAGAGCTTCTACTGTAATGGTTTCTGAATACAACACAATATTTGTACCTGCAGAAAATGCAGATAAAAAAAATTCTATACAAGCTCGTATTAGTAGTTTACCACCTTCGTGGGCTTCAAGATATAAGTTTGTAGTAAAGCCAAGTAAAGGTAATTATGAAATTATATATAGTAATTTCTTTTATGTAAGACCAAGTAACAATGTGGTTTACTTCAAATTAGAAGGTGATAATCAAAACAAATGTAAAAAAGGAGATACACTTATTGTAAAAAGAGATGTTAATGGTCCAAGACAATCATTAACTGAGTGTGAAGTATTAGATATATCTGCAGAAGGTGAAGACTTTTTAGCTACACAAAATGAATTAGGAACTTCAAGTCATCAGATAGCTGGCTTATACATGCAAATAAAAGCACAGAACTTTGCAGTTCAAGGTGATTTAGCTAATCCAGTTATTGAAAATGGAGTTGAAAATTATAGAAGTAAAAATGAAAATAGATGTAATGCTCAAGTAAACTATCCAGCATTTATAACAGAAACCAGTGGACCTACATATGAAGTATATGATGTACCTGCGGGTAGTATTATTGATATAAGATGTGAGTATGGTAGAAATGATAGAAGTGGACAAAACTGTCCTGGTAGGAGATATGTTTTTGATAAACAATATGTAGCATCTCAAAACTTTATTAACTTATATGAGTGGGCAGTAGGAGATGATTTTAATCCAAATACTGGTATTTGGGAGTCAGGAAGTGAACTAACAAGTGTCTTTGTTTCTACTATTGCAGATTCAGCAGCAAATATACAATGTACAAGTCCTAATCCTGCAGAACCAGTGTGGCAGTTTTGGCAGGCTGGATATGCTGGAACAATTGATCCTGCTCAACCATTATACTTATCAGTAAGAAGTGGTATAAAAGGATGTGATAATGTCTTTGGCGATTCATATTCTTACATAGAGTTAGAAATTGTAGTAACAAGAGCAAATGAATTAATAGTTTGGGAGACAGAACCTATTGAAGCAAATGATGAAATATTCTTTGATGCATCTAAAGACTTTCCTATTACAGGAGGTTTTCATATAAGTGGTACTGCTGATGGAGATCAAAACCAAACTGCAACTCAAGATGCAGTAGTAGATATACCATTTATTAATTGTTATACTTTTGGTAATGGAGTTGAAAGTTTTAAAATCTTAGACAAGATAGCTACCAAAAGCTTAGTAATGGGGCAAAGAGCACTTGCGGTTTCTAATGCAGATTATAAAGAAGCTGATAGATTTGCAGGGTTAACATATAGTGGAGTGTTTAGTTATTCTACAAACACTAACAACTTAAATGAATTTAATTTAGGTTTAGTAAACTTTATGGACTTAGAGCAAAACTTCGGACCAGTAATGAAATTACATGGTAGAGAAACAGATATACTCGTACTACAAGAAGATAAAATTAGTTATGTACAACAAGGTAAAGACTTGTTAAGTGATGCAGTTGGTGGAGGAGCAGTTGTTTCTACCCCTGAAGTTTTAGGTAAACAAATAGCAAGAATAGAGGAATATGGTATAAGTTTTAATCCTGAAAGTTTTATTCAATGGGGTGAGACTATGTATTTTACAGACACTAAAAGGTCTGCAGTAATACAATTAGGAGCACAAGGGCAAGTTGGTAGTCCAATAAACATTGTGTCTGATATCGGTATGAGGTCTTGGTTTAGAGATCAATTTGTTGAACACCTTACAACACAAAAGTTAGGTGCATACGATCCATATATGGATGAGTATGTATTAACAACTAATGATATACAAGTACCTTTTCCTACCACACCAATCAAATGTGGTACTACAGTAACAATAAATAATTGTACTGCAGCTAAAACATTTACTATAGATTTCGGTGAGGTAATCGATAGTACAACTACAGTTAGTTTTACAGTGACTGGAACTGCATCTATAACTGGAGTATGGAATGGAAATAATGCAACTCCTAACCCTTTAAATTTAACTAATGCAACTGGTACATTAACATTTAATAAAAACTTAAATACACCAACTACTGCTGAAGTAACTATAACACCAACTGGCAGTTGTTCATTTACATTTACTCCAAATTGTCCAGATGAGACTACTTTAACTATTGTTCAAGTGGTATTAAACTCAAGTCAAGATTCTGGAGACCAAATACATGTAGAATATGGATGGAGTGATACTCAAACAATAAGCCCAATAGCAAGTACCCAATCTACTTTTGGTTCGGTTAGTACAGTAGCATCTACATTTTTCTCTCAGTCAGGGGTTAGATCATTAGGTATATTTCCATATAATGGTGCTAATTTTATGTTGAGAACAAATAAATTAGAGGCAGATAATTATAATGTTGGAGATGGTTCTTATAAATTTAGTTTCTTATCCAGTAACACTCAGTATAATAATACTGTTGCGGATATAGCAACTCTTACATCAAGTGCAAATTTAATTGGTAGTGGTTTAATTACAACCCCTACACCAGATATTTACAAAGCAGACTTAACACCTGCAACAAATCCAGCATTTAATATACCAAGTGGAAATCAATACTTATATTTGATATATGATTTTAGAACAGTAAGTGCACAACCACTATGTTATGACTCAGCTTCTACTACAGATGCTTGTTGTGATTGTACATTTACATGTACTTCTTGGAGTGCTGGATCAAGACAAGATAGTGTGGCAGTAGCATGTCAACAACCATTAAATAAAACATATTATTTTTTAAATCAAGCTACTCCACTAACCTATCCAACTGTAGGAAGTTTAGTATATACAAGCTCAGCCTGTGATGCAACAACTGTATTACCAGCAGGGTTTTATAAATATACATTAGGTTATTTTAAAGTTGACAATAATGGAATAGTAATACAACAAGGAACATGTTAAAATTATGGCTGGAACTATAGGAACATATTATTTTGATGGAACAAGCTTTGCTAATGCAACTATGCTTTACACTGATGCTACATTATCTACAGTAGCACCTAATGGATATTATCAACAAAACGACATTATAAGACAATTAGTCGGTGGACCTGGTAATCCTGTGTTATTACAACCACAAGCATGTGTTTCCTGTAGTGTACCCTGTGGTAGTGGTGTAAATGGTAATGGTGGTACTGGAAAATATTTATTATCTATGAATTTAGGTAATTCAATAGGAGCAGTAAAAGTAACATTTAATCCACAATCAGTGCCCGACAAATGTTCTTGGACATATGATGGAACAACAAAAAGCGAGTATTCTACATCAAGCGAAGGATATTTACAAGGTGTTGTAGGAAAAATAAGCTCTGCTGCTTCATGTACATTAACTATGGATAATGCAAATGGTAGTAATAATCAAACAACAACTGGAACAACTTATTTATATGATGCAGGTAGTAACACTTTTGTAAATCAAGGAACACCAGCAACTTTAGGACCTTATGCTAATCAAGCAGGTGGAGGGGTAACCTTTACAAATAATCCTCCTGGTAACTGTATTATGGTTGTACCAAAACCTAATGCAACACCTGAGACTGTAGATTTTGTTATTGAAGGACCTTGTAGTGGTACAGCTTGGAGCATAGCAGTAGAATGTCCTGCAGCCCTAACAAGTTTTCAAGGAAGTGCGGGAGCTGCATCAAGTAATTTAGCTTGTGCTCAAGACGCAACTACTAATACTTATTACAATATGCCAGTAGGGAGTGGTAGTAGCCCAGGTACTCCGGTGACAACTGACTGGATATTTACTGATGCTAATGGTGTAAACACCGCGGCAGATAATTATTATAAAATAAGTGGAAATAGATATATGCATGTTACAGATGGAGTATGTAGAGGTATATCACCTTGTGTTACGAGTTATTTATCAAGCTCATCAGGAGTCTTTAATGATGTGTGTGGAGGACCAACACCTGGAGTACCAACTCAAACTTACTATCATACAGGTAATGGTGCACTTCCAACGACTGGAGACTTTGCATATTCAAACCCACAAGGTACTGCCGCACTATCTGATGGTTATTATTATTTAGGTGGCACTTCACCAAACAGATATTATATTAGAATAACTGGAGGTGCAGGAGAAGTAACAACACAATCAACTTGTTAAAATTATGGCAACTTATACATTAACATATACAAATAATTCAGGAGTCGATGGAAGAGGTGGATGGCCATCCTTCTATTCGTTTTACCCTGAGTTTATGATAGGAATGAATAGTTACTTTTATTCTTTTAATGAAGGTAATTTATATCGACACAACACCAATAATACAAGAAACGAATATTATGGGCAAGATTATGCTTCTACTATAACAAGTGTATTCAACCCAAGACCTATAAAAGATATTAAGTTGTTTAAAACTATGTCTTACGAAAGTAATCAAGCGTGGTCTTGTACTCAATTAGCTACAGATTTAAGTGCTGGTTCTATGTTAGGAACATACTTTGAACAGAAAGAAGGAGAGTGGTTTACATTTATTAGAAACAATGATGGTGTTGTAAATTGGAGAGAAAGATCTGCAAATGGTATTGGGCAGTGTACAACAGTGGTAGGACCTGCCGCAGCAACTGTAGTGAGTTTTGCATCTGCAGTAGGTAGTATTATAAGTATAGGTGATTTAGCATATGCGGGTACTGGTACACCAGCCTTAGCAGGGGAGATTATAGAAATAGATAATACTGCTCCTGATTTTAGTATAACTTTAGATACCACAATAGCAGGTGCAGTAGTTCCAGCACCTAATACATTTATAGCATATATTAAAAATAGTGTAGCCGAATCACATGGAGCAAGAGGATATTATATGGAGTTTACCTTATCTAATGCACTAACTGTCCCAGTTGAGTTATATTCTGTCGGAAGTAGTGTGATGAAAAGTTATCCATAGTTTTTTATTATCTTTGTCTTATAATGCAATTAAATATACATCCACTCAAAACCACTGACTATGAGGAAATATTATGTAAGTGGTGGAAAGATTGGAGATGGACACCTCCACCTCAAGATTTTTTACCAGAGAATGGTACTGGGGGACTGATGGTTTATGATGAAGACACACCAGTTGTAGCTGGTTATTTATATAATACCAACTCAAATGTTGTATGGATAGATTTTATAGTATCTAATTTTCAATATAAAGATAAGAAAAATAGAAAACTTGCAATCAAATTATTAATTTTAGCATTAGAAGAAAGAACAAAACAATTAGGTAAATATATTTGTTATGCACTCATTAAAAATAAAAGCTTAGTTTCTATATATAAAGAATTAGGTTATACTCAAGGTGATGCATACAGTACCGAATTAATAAAAAGAATATAGAATGGCAGGATTTACTACAATAGCAGCGGGTATCGGAGCAGCCACATCTTTGGGTGGTGGGCTTATGTCTTTTGGTCAGTCCGCAAAAGCATCTAAACAAGCTGCAGATGCACAAAAAAAAGCAGATAGATTAATGGCTCAAGCTCGAAGAGATGCACAGAAAGATGTGTACGAAAAACTTCAAGTTCCATTAGATGCATTTAATGAACAATATAGACAAACCAATCAAGCGGCTACTGCTGGTATACAAGCTTTACAAGAAGGAGATGCAAGAACCCTTGCTGCTGGTATTGGAAATATAACTGGCCAAGTTAATGAGGCTACAGAGAAAACAAGAATAGATAAAGCAGAAGCTTTATTTGGTTTAGATCAAACGAAAGCTACTTCAAAAGAAAACATAAAGCAACAACTTATAGCAATGGATGTAGGTGCAGCTAAAGATGCTGAAATGAAAGCTGCAGATAAAGAAGAAATAGCAGCCCAAAGTTTACAACAAGGTATTTCACAAGCGGGTAAAGGATTAGTCGGTGTGGCTGGTGCAACAAGTAAACTATATGGTGACAAAAAAGAATTGACACCTGAAGAGTTAGATGCACTGTTGAAATACATGGGTAGTTAAAAAAAGATTTTATGGCAATATCAGAAAAAAATTTTCAACCTGCAGATTATCAGAAGTATGTAGAAAGAGGTCCTGATTCCTATGTGAATTGGGAAGAGATGTCTACTAAAGTAACCAAACTGTTTACAGATGAGGCTACTCGTAGAGAAAACATAAAAGCTGATATTGATGAGAGAACTCAATCTTTATACGATCAGTTAGCAGAAGTTGAAGTCAACCAGGATGGAAAGTGGAGTGATGAAGTTATATCCTCTGCAAATCAAATTCGTAAAGCATTATCTACATATAATAGTTTATTAAAAAAAGGATCAATCTCTGTTACAGAATATAAAACTCAGATGGAAAGAGTCAAAGGACAAATGTCTGAGTTAAATATTATTACTAAAGAATTAGGGACTTCTTACAATGCTCACACTGAGAGGTTGGCAGTAGGAGAAAATGGAGAGATATTAGCAGCTCCCGATGAGATAGCGGTATTTAACTCTGCAAGTGGATATGGTAAACTAAAAAACACCAAGCTATATATTGATCCAGTTACTATGAATGCATTTATGTATAAGATAAATGAGGATGGAAGTATACCTGATTTTACTAAAAATCCTGAAAAGTTTATGGCTATAAACAATGCCAGGTCTATAATGAATTATACTAATGACAGAAATCAATATGTGGTTTCAGATGTTGCTAAAGGTTTTGCCGATCAAGTTGGTACTTTTATCAATGAAAAATTAATAAAATATATAGGAACAAATAGAGATGGAACATATGTATTGAGTGAAGAAGGAGTGAGATTGATGGAAAGTGATCCAGATATAAAGGCAGATTTTGATGATATAAAAAGTATTGTTTTTGAAAAACTAACTGCAGAAGGTGAAAAAGGTATTGCTAATACCATCGCTACATTAGATGGTAATTACATTATGGCAATGAGTGAAGATGAGTTCAAAGCTAAAGGTGGTACTGACTTAAAATATTTTATTAAAATAAATCCTGATGCGGCGGATGGTATGACATATGAGTTTAGTAGTGCTGCTGCAAGAGATGAGGCTATAACTAAAATTGAAGATAATGTATCTGACAATTTAGAAATAATGTTAGGTAAGAAGGTGGAGAAGACAAATGTAAGTTATGAACCAGATGAATCATCTATAGATAAAAGTGAAGCATCAACAAATGAAAACATTGGAGGTTACTTCCAAGACTTAAAGAATATTGTTGGAGGTGGTGAAGGTGATTTCAGTGCATCAGTTGAAGACTTGAAAGATAGAGCTAACAAAAGATTAGGTAAGGATGGAGAAGGAGTACAGATTACTGATATAACAAGAGAGAAAAACTTTATTACAGTAACTTTTGTAGATGAGGATGGTAATGAAACTACAAAAACTATAGATAGATACAAAAAAGATGAGAATGATCAATACACAGATGAAAAGATAAGTGATTCAGTAATTTATCAAAAACTTAATACTGAGTTGAGACCGAATGACTACACTGATTTATCTTATGATGATTTAGAAAGAAGAGCTAACGAATCAGGGTTTAGTTTTGATTTCGAAGAAGGGACATACTTTGGTGATGAAACCCGAACTAATGTTCCTGCATATACTGAGAAGAACCACAAACCATTTAATGAGCAATCAACAGCAAGTATACCTAAGGGTGGAGGCGATCCAGTAGCAATGACCTATGAAGATAAGATAAACGAGAAGTTAATTTCTTCAAGTTATAGTGGACAGTTGGCTGAATTGAAAACCGTAATACCAAGTGAACTGCAGAGTGCTTTAGAAAAATCTGGTATAGATATGGTAGCAAGTGACTTCACGATAACTGGTACAGATTTATCAGGTGGTAATAATGAATTTACTATAACATATACGAATCCATATAATGGTGCTACAAATACAAGGTCATTTATATTTAACAGTAAGACATCCCCTAATGGAACTAATAACATCATGGCAGCGATGGATGAAGTAATGCAAGATATATTTACACAGGCTAATCAGAATAAAGGGAAAAAGAAAAAAGATGATGATCAAGCACCATAGATATGAATAATAAATATTTAGAACAACTTTATGGATGGATAGACTCAAAGGATAGTTCTTTTAGTGGAAGATACAAGCTGGAAGACTTCGTTACCAATATGGATAATGAAGAGTATGCAGTAAAGATGTATGAGTGGATAGCAAAGAAAGACCCCACATTTCAAAAAAGATACACCTTAGACCTTTTCATTGAGAAGGTAAAAAAAAAAGATTTATCTCCCGACGATCCTATATCAGAAAGCATGGACGATGCTGGACTTGGGGAAGATTCGGAAGAACAGGGTACAGTGTCACCCTCTATACCTTCTGTTTCCCAACCTTCAGAAGGAGAAAGTATTGAATTTGATGAGGAATCATTTAGTATAAATGAAGGAGAAGTAGACAAAGAAACATTCCAAGAATATGATGAGCTACAACAAGAGGAACAAAAGATAAGTGCAGATCCTTTTGAGAATGCACTTAACAATATTACACCCGAATTATTAGCACAAGATGAGGAAGAGTTAGTTCCTGACTTAGCCTACAGATTTGAAAGATATGGCTTTAAGTTTGACCAAGCAGAAATATTTAGGGACTTCGTTAAAATTTCTTCAGACCAAATCGATCCTACCACTGGTAAGCCTTACGAAATCAAAGTTAAGGTAGATAACAAAGATGAAGCAAAAAACCTTCAAGCTGCAAAAGATATCCAAGACTTTATTAGAAAGTATCAAAAGGTAGATACCAGGTTTGAAAAAACCGAAAAAAATTTAGCAGTAAAAGACAGATTACTTCAAAGTGATGCCGAAGTTGAAAACCAGTTTAAAATACTAAACATTGAAGCAGAAGCATTTAATAACAGAGTACAAGCTTATATAAAAAAGAGAAGAGTATATCTACAAAAAAAGGCACAAGCAGACAGTCTAACTCAAGAACAAATCAATACAGATATTGGTCAAAGATTCTTAAAAGACTTAGAACAAGCAAGAGTAATGTTAGATGGTGAAAAAGCAGATTTGTATGCACAGGATGCGTCACTAACAAATAGAGGGTATGAGATAGATATGTTGGTGGGTAAATACTCTGAGATGAAAGCTAAAAAGGGTAGTTTCTTAGGAGCTACATGGAATGGTATTACTTATGGTATATCAAGAATGTCTGAGAGTTATATAGACTATGGTATTACTGCTATGGTAAATGCTATGCCATTTAGCATGATGCTTGGTCAACCTCAATATGAAAAGTCATTTGCTAAGAGAGCTGAAGAGTTAGGTTTCTTTAATCCTGATGATATAAAAGAACCTTTTGAAAGTTTTGAAGCATTTAAACAATCTTTTTCTCCCGAACAAATAAGTGAAATAAATGCTTATATCGAAGACAGAGTATTAAAAAGCAGTAAGTATGATAACATAGAATTTAATGATGATGGTTCAATAACTACTAAACAACTCGATGCTGGAACAAGATACTCTGATTCATACCTAAAAGATAATATTGGTAAGCTTACTGAAGATGGTATGATGAATTTAGTTAGAGAGGGATATATGATGGCTATTGGTAATGAATCCACTACTGCTGAATATAGTGATATGATGAGAGAAGGATTTTGGGGTGGAGCATGGTTAGGACTTGCCGAATCTCTTCCAGCTTTTATTGGACCAGGTGGTTGGGTAGGAAGAACAGCAAAAATGTTTGCACAAGTAGATAGTCATTTACGAGATGAAATGATGAGAGATCCTGACTTTGCAGATATTAGTGAAGCAGAAAGAAAAGCAGTAAGCCTTCCAATTGCAGTTACAGTAGGAGCTTTAGAGTATTTTGGTTTGAGGAATGTAATGAATCAAAAAGGTTTACTAAATAAATATGTCTTAAAAGGATTACAAAAATATAAAGGTGCACATCAAACTCAAGGATTGACATTTAGACAAGTGGTATTAAATGAAATAGAAAGTGATATAGCAAAAGGAGTTCTTATTATTGGGGCAGGTGGATTAGCAGAATTTGAAACTGGTGTTGCTCAAGAGATAGCTGATATCAGTGGTAAAGTGATTTACAATGAAATCAAAGAGAAAGACATGTTTCAAACACCTGAATCAGTTAGAGATGCTATTGGACAAATTATGTATGCTGGAGCACAAGAAGCTGTTGGTGGTTGGGTAATGAGTACAGTTCCTGCAGTTGCTGCGGGTTATGTTGGTAAAGATTATACAGCCATATCCGATCCTATGTTTGAAACTTTTGAAGATATAAGTAATGATGGTACTTTCTATAAAGCATATGTTCAAAAAATTAAAAATGATATTAACAAGGGTGATATTAATAAAGCAGAAGGGCAGTCTTTGTTAGATGCAGTACAAGACATAAGAGGTATAGTACCTAAAGTACCTCAAGACCTCGACACAGAAAGTCGAAAAAAAGCTGTAGGTTTGTTATATAATAAAGCCATCTTACAAAGACAAAGAGAAGCCATTGCTCCTGAGTTAAGAGGAAAGATAGATAAAGAGATAGGGAAAATTGATACTCAGTTAAAAAATTTAATTGAAGGGGCGGTTGCAGTTAAAGGTACTGAAGCTAACATCGAACAAGAAGAAGAGATTACCGATACTCAAGCAAAACAGTACATAGAAAAAGAAAATAAAACAAGGGTTAAGTTAGGTTTACCCCCTATAAAGATGAGCCCTAAGTCTATTGAAGAAGCTAAAGTTGAATTAAAAAAACAAAGAGATGCCAGTAAAGAGCAAAGCCCAGTTCAGGAAACTGGCGAAGTCGAATCCCAATCTACTGAAGAAGTGGCTGAAGGAGTACCCGACCCAGTATCAGAGTCTACCGGAACGAGTAACCAAAAAGGCAAAGGTAAAGTTACCCCGAAGAAAGAGGCGGAAATAGAAGAAGAGGTTGGTGATATACAAGAGTTTGTTGGAGAAACCGAAACTGAAACCGAAGGAGATGTAGTTACACCAACAACTGAGTTAGGAGTACAAGAAGAAGTAGATATTGAAACAGAGAATGTTACCAAAGATGGTAAAGTAAAAAGAAGTAAATCTACTACACCAATAGAGACTGAAGTAGAAGGTAAATTTGATGGTATAGTTAAATTTGCAACTCGAGCTGCAAAAGCAGTCAAAAGAATATTACCTAAAGTAAATATAGTTTTACATGAGTCATCTGAAAACTTTCAGAAAGCCACTGGTAAAACTGGTAGAGGTTTCTATAATCCTACAGATCAAACCATACATGTTGATTTAACAAAAGGAAGCAACCGAACAGTTGCTCATGAAATGTTTCATGCATTGTTATTAAACTCTGTTAAAACTAATGCACAGGCAAGAGAGTTAACTAAAAGAATGGTAAAAGCAGTTGCTAAAGCAAAAGGTTTAACTAAAGAACAGAAACAAAAGATTGATAACTTCATTAAAAACTATGATACTGATATACAGAATGAAGAGAAGTTAGCAGAAATATTAGGGGTTTTAGCCGATGGTTATACTAAATTAGATGCTCCTACTAAAAGTAGAATTAGACAATGGGTAGAAAAGATTGCGGCTAAATTAGGTCTTGACATATCATCCTTTACACAATCAGATCAAGACATAGTTGATTTAATGAATACTGTAGCTCAGAAGATTAGAACTGGAGAAACTATTACTCAAAAAGATGTTAAGGCTCTCAAGCCTAAAAAGAAAACGCAAAAGCAAAAAGTCAAAGATGTATTGGGTAAAGTTGAAGTTGCTACTATAAAACAAATCACAGAGATAACTGGTTTACCTGAGCCTACTGTAAGAAGAATATTAGGACAAGGAGCAAAAAGTGGTGAGCTTTCAAGAGTTGCGGCAGGTGTATACACATTAAAAACTAAAGATGGTAAGACTGCGGCAGTTGTTCAAGGAGCAAATGCTTTGGCTGAAATAAAAAAATTAGTCAAAGAAGGAGCTAAGTTTGATATGATATTCTTAGACCCTCCATACATAATACCAGGTGCTCGTGGTGGTAACAGAAACTTAACTAAATACAAACTTATATCACCAGAACAATTCAATGAGTTTGTTGGTGATGTTGTTAAATTACTACAGAATCCCGACACACCAGTATTCTTTATGTTTAGTGCATCTAAGTCTAACAAAAAACAATTAGCTAAATACTATGATGCGTTTACTAAAAATGGATTGAAACCTTCTTCAGTTGCTGCACAGTTTGGTAAACTGGACAAACAAGGTAAACCTAAACAGATGTTCGGTATACCATTGAAAGAATGGATATTTGCATTTAGTCAAAGTGGTAATCAAAGAACTGATATGGACTTCAGTTTTGATAGAGAGTATGCTTTTGGGCAAGACTCTAATTATCAAACTGCCAAGCCTGTTGCTTTGTTAGAAGCTATTATAAAAGCATCTACTAAAGCTGGTGAGTTGATACTTGATCCATTTGCTGGTAGTGGTTCGACCGCAAAAGCTGCAGTAAAAACTGGCAGGTCTGTAGTGACAATAGAAGAAAATGTAGAACAAGCAGAAAACATTAAGAAAGAAGTAAAGCAAGAACAACAAAAGAAAAAAGAAAAAGGAGATCAGTTAGATATCTTCGAAGGCAGAGAACAGAAAGAATCTAAACCCATAGCCGATAGGTATATGATGAGTGCTCGTGGATTTATAAACCCAAGAGCATTGTTTGATACTTCAAAACTCAGAAGAGAATTAGAAAACATTGGAATGAGATTAGGAACTGCAAGGAATGAGTTTACTGGTGAGATAACTGGTTACTATTTCCAAAAGGTTTCAAAGAGAGGTAAGCCATATTTTTATAATCCATATGGTAGACAACAAAAAGATATTGATAAAGCGGGAAGTGGTATTTCCAACATTGCAGAACTTATAGTAAAGTTGAGAGAAACTAACTTTAACCCTGAAGCTATCAAGAAATATTTGTTAGAAAAGAAAAAGATAGCTACTAATGTAGTTAACAAACTAACTGATGCCAGTACATTTGTATTGAGTAGAATGCCTGAGTCATTCCAAAAACTAAAAGGTGGATTCCTTACTGGTGTAAGACTGTTTGAAAAAATATCTAAGTACAAAGACAGACTAACCAACACTAACTTAACTTCTTATGGCAAATCAATAGTAGAATTACAACAAGAGTTAGAAGTTTTACAATCTCAGAAAAATAAAAAGAGAGCTATTGCAGCTAAACAAAAAGAGATAGATAATTTAAAAGCAAAAAACCCAGGAGCTAAAATATATAAACTCACCAACACTGAGATAATGACTAAGACTATTGAGTTTATGAGAAAACAACCTGAGTATATAGCTGTTAAGGATAAGAAAGGATTATCTGTGCTACAAGCTCAGATGGAGATGCAGTTAGAAAAATCTTTCTATCAAGCTCCTACTAAAGATATGGCTAATCAAATTAGATTGGCAAGAGCTGTAGTAAACATGCAAACTAAAAATGTTAAGAGTTTGGAGAGGGTAAAATCAGCTTTAAGAAACTTTATAAGAGTGGTATTCCCTGCAGATATGTATACTAAACCCGAAACATTAAAGTTAGTACAAGAGGTTCAAAATGCAACTTTAGAAAATATAAAAGAAGTAAAATCTAAGTTAATGGATATGGCAACAACAAAAATTGTCAAAGGCTTAGAATCAAAGATTGAGAAATTATTAAATAAAGACTTTGCTAAGGTAGAGGGTGGTAGATTAAAAGCTAAGTTGGTAGACTCACAAACTATAAAACTATTAGAGCAAGTTAAAAGTATTTTTAGTAATGTTCGAAATATAAAAGATAATCCAAAAAAGATTGAAGCATTAATTCAGAAAAATTTAGATAGAATAGGTAAGTTACAGTCTCAGTCGCTTCAAAACGAAAATACATTTGCAGAGATTGCTGCATTGGAAATGATTAATGATTATGCTAATACACAGTTGGAGGAAGACTCCAGCTTTGAGAAAGTAGCAGGTTTAAATAGAGTTTTCGAACAGTTAAATGAAACAGTAAATGAAGGAAGAAACACATTAGAAACACAGAAAAGAAGAAGATATCACAGATATCTACGAGACATTGAAATTGCTTGGGAAAGTATCACTGGCAACAAAATAGAAATGTTAGTTCCTAATACTAACTACGATCCCCAGTTACCTGAGACTAAAAGTAATTTGAAGATGGTGGTAAACCCTGATGCTAAAAACATCATGAAAGAGTTTCAGAATCTTACTGATGCAAAGAAAAGACAAGCTAAGTCATTACCAGCTCGAATGGTAAATAGTATAACTGGATGGATTAAAAGAAATCAAATAGCTAACATAATGGACTTAACTACTCTTGTTGAGTATATCACTAAAACTCCTGGTAGAATATTTGGAGGTCCTTTCCAAGATATTACTGCTCGACTTGTTGATGATGCATCTATAGTTCATAAAGGTTTTCAAATGGAAGATAGAGCAGAGATTGAAACTAATTTACAAGAGATATATGGTAAAGGGTGGATAGGTAAAATGGAAAATGATTCTTTACTTAGAGATACTGGTATAGCTACAGACTTAGATAAATATAACAAAGCTAAAGCTGAATACAATAGAAACAAAACACCTGAAAACAAAATAAAAATGGAGGCTTTACAACTTCATTTATCTCCATACCAAATGGCTTATCACCTAAATCAATATAGAGATCCTGCAAACCATGCTTCATATGAAGCTAAGTATGGCAAAGATTATAAAAGAGTAATGAAAGAGATGAGAGAATATATGGAGGCTAATAATTCAGAGGCTTTGGTGTTAGCTGACTATATGGTAGAACAAGCATATCCAAGATTGTATGAGAGATATAATAAAACCTATAGAGCAGTATATGGTATGGACTTACCTTGGAGTAAAAACTATGGTGGGCAAATATTTAGAGAGGGAGTAGAACCAGGTGAAATTAATTTATTAGCTGATGGAGGAGGAGCATTTGCTGGAATGGCTGCACCATCCTCATCAAAAGTTAGAAGTAAAAACAAGATACCTATTAGAGATATGGATTTGATGAGAAGCTTTATAGCTTATCAAGAACAAATGAACTGGTTTGCTGCATATGCACCATCTTTAAATAGAATAAATAAATTGTTTAGAAACCCTAACATAAGCGAAGCTATTGAATCACAATACCCTGATGGTTTTTATAACATGATACTAAATCAAATAGAAACTTTAAACACTAAAGGTATCAGTAGCACTCGATCAGAACAGTGGTTGAACATAGCAACTACTTACTTTGTAGTAGGTAGGCTTGGTGTGAACCCAACTATCTTCTTGAAACAGTTAGTGTCCTTCCCTACATATGCGAATGATATAGGTTATAGAAACTGGAGTAAAAATGCAGCTCTGAGTATAGGAGAGATAAGGACTTTAATTAAAGAAATAATGAATAACTCTGTGTATATACAAGACAGATATGGTAAAGCTATAATTAAAAACTTAGAAAACTTTGTACCGAGCTCTGACTTCGAATCGAAACTGACTACTGGTACATTCCAAAAAATACTTGATGGAACTATGTGGTTGGTAAAACAAGGAGATAAGGGAGCAATACTTATTGGTGGAGTACCATTGTATAAATATCATAAAAATAAAATAAGAAAAGAAAACCCAGGTCTTACTGAGCAACAAGTGATTGATAGAGCTATAAGAGAATTTGAAATAGCAACAAGACAAACACAGCAGTCTACTGATTTACAAAACAGAGACTATACACAAACAAGAGGTATCTTCCAAAGGACAATGAATATGTTTAAAACCTCTATCAGATCTTATTTAAGAAAAGAAATTATATATGGAAGAAATATGTATAAGATAATAAGATCGTTTGGTAAAGAAGGAAGAGGTACATTCGGACAAAACTTGAGAGGATTATTTACTTATCATGTGGTGCTTCCAGTATTCTTCCAATACTTGTCGGCTGGACTACCTGGTGTATTAGCACCATGGGATGATGAAGATAAAACTGATCTTACAAGAGCAGCTCTTATTGGTAACTTAAATGCATTGTTTGTTATGGGTGATATATTAGCAATGTTTGCTGATGCTATTACTGGCAAACCTTGGGAGGCAGATGTAACCGACATACCATTTATTGAACAAATGGAACTGTTAGCTAATTTAGTTAAAAGAATTGAAACCACAGAAGATGAAGAAAAAAGAAAAGAACTTTATCAGAAGTTCTTTATGGAAGACTTACCAGGTTTCTTTGGTTTAAACTTAAAATCTCTTAAAAGATACAAGAAGAATATAGAACAAATTATGAAGGATTCTTCAGATCCTAAAGAAGTTTTATTAAGATTGTTTAACTTTAGTGAGTTCCAAATAAAAAGCGATGAAGAAAGAAAGAGAAAGAAGCCAAAGAAAATGAGCAAGAGTGATTTGAAAAAATATTTCCCTGAACTCTACAAACAGATAGAAGAAAAAAGAAAGATGCCTGATGATGTACAAGATCAGATAGATAAAATTAAAAGAGAACAGAAAAGGTTAAGAGAAGAAGCATTAGAAAAATCATCATGAAAAAACTAAAACAATTTAGTATAGAAGACTTTGATGAATACTCTTGTATGTATAACAGTTATTTGGTTCTAACTGGTAAAGCTACTTATGAAGAGATATTAGAAAAAGATGATGGGGCGGCTTTTATTTTTAACCCTACCAAACATTATGTTCCCTTAGATGATGATGCCTATGATATACTTATGGAATACTTTAGCGAAATAGAAGAGTATGAAATGTGTGGAGAACTATCCAAAGCTAAATCTTTAGCATCTGTAATATCTCTTATTTAAAATTATGCTTATAATTTTTTCGTTCTGCTTCTAACTTATAATGTTGGAATGCAAAGAAACCATGTACATGAGAATCAGTTGGAAAGAAATACTTCCAACCTTTTGATCTTCCTTTATTAATATAATAACAAAAAGCTACTGCTAATTTACCAGTTGATTTCTTAAAATTAATTACTGCAGAATCATCAGAGATAGGGATGACTTCATCAACTAAGAAGGTTTCGTTGTTGACATTACCTGATCTGTTAAAGTTAGAAAATCTTTCTGCTACTGTCGTAGCAAATTGACTGAGCTCTACCACTCGTTCTTTTCTCATATTTCATCGGTTAAGGACTGAATTAATTCAGCACAAACCTTACAGATGTGTTGAGCATGTAGCTTTGCAGCTTCATGGTCTCTATCCATTAAATCCTCATATAGTTCATCGACAGAGTCGTGTAGACTATTAGACACATGGTTAACATGTGCTATTGCATTTAAATCATCTGCCGATATTTTGGCCATCTATTAATCCATTGATGTTAGTAACAATGTCCCAATTGCTGCATCAATCTTTTTGATGGTTCTGTATATTATTTTTGATTTTTGTTTTACTTCTTTGCGTTCACTCATTGTTGAATCACACCCTAAGTTACAATATAAATTGCAATCTACTTGTAAAAGTGTATCAATTTTTCTTTTTTTAGACCAAGTTTTATATTCATAGATTTTTTCCGCATCATCAACAGTGTATTTACAATCTTTTTTTGCCCATACTTCCATATTATCTATTTTAGTTTTCAAAAAGTTATCATTTAAATTAAGGATTTCATTTTGTTTTTCCAAAGATTTGAGTCTTTTTTGTAATTTATTTAGAACATTATTAGGATTTTCTTGTACAATTCCACTCCATTCCTCTAAAATAGAGAGGTATTTGACTTCTAAATGAGGATTAGCTTTTATCATATATGGAAACTCTTTCAGTGCATGAATGATTGTTGCATGGTTTTTAGAAAAGACATTAGCTATGTCTTTTAGTTTATAACTACCATACCTTCTCAGTATTGTGTATATAATAGCACGAGCTTCTATGTATCTTATTTGTCTGCTTTTAGAAAATATATCAGGCAACAATAGATGTTGTGATGTGATGTTGATTAATGAGTCTATTTTTTTCATTTGATTTGATATAACTATTTAAATTAATTAAGTCTAAGTAATCATCTAATGTAATCATTATTAAATTACTTAGTGTTGTAACCATCCCAGGTTCTTTTACTATCTCAAGAGCAAAGGGTTGTGCCACATTATCTATATGAACTACACCACCTAATACATAGGATCTTAATTCATTTGGTGGAAGATCGGTTACATGATCTTCTATAAACTTTCCTATTTTAAAAGCAACCAATGGATGTAATATATGAAGTGCATCCATAAAATCATCTTCCATTTCATATCCACTATCCTTTATATATTTCTGTTCTAACACCATGGTTGTCTAATTCTTTTAATCTATACTCTTGCAACTTAGACACTTTACCTTCTGGTTTTTTTATTTCAGAAAACAAAACATCACAGTTTGGTGGTATAGCTATTAAATCTGGTATGCCATTCTTGTTGGTCTTTAATAATTTAATAACATAGTACCCTTCATCCTCTAACTCTTTAATTCTTTTAGCTTGTATCTTCTGCTCTGTCATATTTTAATTACCTCTTTTACCAGGATTAACTGGGGTTGGGGGAGGGTTTACTCCACTTGGAGCAGGCTTAATAACTGGCTGAGAATTATTGTTTGAATTACTATTATTAGGTATTGGGTTGGGTTTATTCCAACTTGGGGAATAAGTTGGAGCACCATTCCAATGATAATAATTCCAATATCTTGGATAGGAATGAACATTATCATAAATACGATATATGTTTGTTGGCTTGATGGCTTCAATAGGAATTTTTAAAGTATCACCTTCTTCTGTTACAGCTAAGACATGACTTACCTTTATATCCTTTTGGTAATATATAGGTGAACAACCTATAAACAACAACATAAAAATTATATACTTTCTCATACTACAAAGTTAATAAATCCTTTTTGAAGTGAGTTAGCGTGTAATCCTTCTTCTTAACTACTGCTTTGTATATCTGATCCTCAATGCCTCCCTTGGAAAAAATCCAATATACTTTATTATATAACCTATCCTTTGTAGTCATCCTATCTCGTGACTGCCAGTAACTCGTAGCACTAAAGTCAATGTTATAATATACTAATGCTACTGCTTGTTTTAAACTTATACCTTCTCTTCCACTTACTATCTGTAAAGCAATGCTTTTGTCAGTGTTACAAAACTCTTCCAGTGTGTTACATATTGATTCACCAAACACATCTTTGATAGCTTCATACTCTGCAGTAAACTTATAGAAGATAGCAATCTTTTTATTTTTAAACATACTTTGTATAAACTTAGCTTTGGTTAAATCTAATACCATAGACTTACCACTCTCAAACTTTACAGTACCTGAATATAGTTGATGTGTTTTAGACATCAGCTTCACTGCTGTGTCGGCTAACACCACCTGATCCTTACCTTCTATAACTCTATCAGTGCTAAGTCTTTTAATTATATTTCTTAAATCACTGGGCACATCAACATATAATATTTCCTCATTTGTTTGAACTTTGAATCCAGCTTCTTTCTGTGTATAAGATATAGTATATGGCTTCATCATATCTATAATAGATTGAAGTCCTTTACTGTAATCATTAATATAATTACCATTAATTTTTCTTTGTCGTACATCCACATATGTTTTAGCAAATGCATAGAAGTTATTAAACTTTCTAAAAGGATTGTTTCGTATTCCACACACTTGATGATACATCTGACTGTATGATTCAGGAGTAGGAGTGCCTGAAAGCAGTATGGTATATGGCTCATGAGACAGTAATATATCCATAATCTGTCTCGCCCTCTTACTTTTTTTAGGAAAAGCACCTAAAGTGTGTGCTTCATCACAAATTAATGCGTCCCATGAGACATCACTTGGAACTTTATGAAGACTCTCGTAGTTAATTACTAATAAATTATAAGTGTGGTTTAATTGTTGATAGTCATTCTCAATACTTGAGATAGCTTTTTTCTTAGTAACAAATAGACAGTTCGTGACTGGCAGAAGGCTCACCATACTCAAACTCGTAGCTGTCTTACCAGTACGAACCTCCATAGCAAGATACAAAAATTTATGATCTTCTAATATAGGTAAACCTTTATTTACTATCTGTTGTTGGTAATCTCTTAGCTTCAAAGTATATCTTTTAATTGTTGAACAACTGCATATACCACATCTACTGTCACTGCATTACCACATGTCTTATATCTTTGAGTATTACTAACTGTTTTTATTTCTCCATTATAATCCCCCATTTTTGTCCAATCATCAGGAAAACCCTGTAGTCTTTCACATTCAATAGGTGTTAATCTTCTTATTTTACCAGTAGTTTTCTCTAATTTTTTTAACATAGACAAATACTCTGAAGAAGATCCTCCTCTTCCTATTGCCCCAGTAAGTGTGCCACTTACTGATTCATCTACCTTTAAGTTGTCCATTTTATCTTGTTGATTATCATTTAATATGATTCCATTTGGCTCAGAAGAACGAATAGTAAAAGCATCATCCCCTTCTTGTTTGATAGCATTACCATAGTTTTTAGAATTACCTAATTGTGTAGGCACTACCACACTATCCAAGGGGTGTGTAGTTACTGCATTAGAAACATCATCTTCCCTAATTTCTAATCTCTTAGACCTATTATCTTCTTCTCCTTTAGGTTTTTGTCTTGGGTAAGTTCTTAGTGCTCCTGAAATAGCCAGTGGTGGCATAGTGCTAATATCTTTTTCACTATGTCTTCTTGCAGATAAACAAGGGCTTTCATCATCTTCTCTTATTCTCAGACCTTCATCATTTCGATAGTCTGCCATCTTTACATAAGTATCAGAAGAGCCCATCTTCCAATACCTGGCAGTTATTGTTCGTGCAGATCGAGGTCTCCCACTTGAAAGTTCCCCTTCTTTGTCCCCTGTCGATCCATTAGGAACTGTGTCATCTTTTTGGATAGGAAAAATTCCTTTCCAATCTCTTGGGGGGTCTGCAGAATATCCGACAAGGTAGATTCTCTCTCTGTTTTGGGGTAAAAACCACGATGTATTACACAGTTGCCATTCAAGTCTATAGCCCCCAATGTCGGTAAAGGCTTGGAGGATTGCCGCAAAGTCTTCGCCAGAGTTTGAGGAGAAAGTTCCTTTAACATTTTCCCAGATAAAAACTCTTGGTCTGCATTCCCGAATGAGCCTAATTGCTTCAAGGATAAGGCTTGATCTTTCGCCATCCATCCCCCTACGCTTTCCTGCCAAGCTAAAGTCTTGACAAGGGCTTCCAAAGGTGATAACATCGATTTTTGGTAATTGTTCTCTTCGAACATCTGTAACTGATCCGACATATGTACTATTTTTAAAGTTATGTTTATATATTGCTATAGCATGTTGGTCTACCTCAGAAAAATAAGAGTCACATTCATAGCCAGCTCTTTCAAATCCAAGTTTAAAACCTCCAATACCTGAAAATAAATCTAATATATTTAATTTCATATTAAAATGGGAAGTCTGATTGTTCTTCCAGTTTATGTTTACTTATAAATCTAATCCATTTTCCTGGATTATCTCTTCCTTCTTGTGGTGCACATTCCCATTTAAACTCTGCGAAAGCACACAACCATTTGTAGAATCTTCTACGAGGTACTGTCATCTTAGACTTTGGAGCAAAGTCAGGGTTCTCTTCTATAAAATCTAAATACAAATCATTCAGAAATATCTTGGTGTTTAACACCAACTTGTCGTTGACTGTACCACCTACAACACCACACCATTCAATAAACTCGTGGCATGTTTCGGCAGATAATTTTCTAACCTTCAAGTTAACAAAATCACTTTGGATTAATCCATACTGCAAGTAGAGTTGAAGACATTCAATCATAAACACATCGAACTGACACCACTCCTCATCATCCCATTCACCAAACATCATCTTGCCAAACTCTTTTAATGGAGTAAAATCTTTCGTATAATACTGGGCTAATTCTAACTCCCACTTTCTTCTTTCGAAGGATGAGCCTTTACCTTTGATAGCATAGTTAGTTGTAATAGCTACCTTTGGACTCTTGGCAAATGGTATCTTAATTGCATCTTTGTTTTTCTTTTCAAGAGTTAATCCTTCTGTAACTACAGAGAATAATCTTTCAAAGTTAAAGTGTTTGCTTACATCATCAAAGCATAGTATCTGTGTGTCTGCACTAACTAACTGATATGCAAAGCTTCTTTCAAAGTTAAATGACTTACCATCAATTACGACTACCTTCTTCATCTGTGATATCCCATTCATAAATAAACCCTTACCAGTACCCCCTTCTGGATTGTCTGATATAACCTCATCATTTAAGATTGTAGCTGGGCAGTATGCTAAATTTTTATAAGCATGAAGTAGATATCCTATTGTAGATTTCATCGATCTGACTCTACTTTCATCTTGACCACATATGTTTGTAATAAAGGTACGATAATCACAAGCCTGTACCTCACACTCTGTAAACACTCTATCAATGACATGATCCTTCCATACATACCCCCCTATATCGAGGTAGTCTATGATGGTTAGAGCCTCATGCGAAATTTTTACAGCTCCATTTTTATAATATAAATATGCAGTGTCTTTATCATCTTCTATAAAGTACACATCTATAGAACTAAGCAAGGTCAAGAACTCCTCTCGAAAATACCTGGTGTTCTCTGCAAAGTAATTATAAATAGATAAGTCATCCATCTCTTGTAGATATTCTAAAATAAAATCTTTGATTTCTTTTTCTGAGGTGTGGTCAATTAGATTGTTTGTTACCCTTACAAATACATAGTTCTTACTACCTTCAGGATTAAATTTATAAAAGCCATTCTCCTCTAAGAAATGTTTAAATAATATGTGTACTATTTTTATAGTACCCTTATCATTCTTAGTCCAAAACTTATGATTGGATTGTTCTTCCTCTATCCTATTGATTACATTGTCTATTGTAACTTCATCTATTTCCTTCTCTTTTAATTGAGTTCTTATATCTTTTTTAGAGACACCTCTTTTTAGTTTATGTCTTATCTGATTTACTTTATCTTCATCTTCATAATACTTTTTGCCAAAGTTTTGTTGTTGAGCATATGCACTATCTATAGTTCTTTTAATTTCAGATCTGTCAAAGTTTCTTGACTCATATTGATTTAAAATATACTCTGCTAAGTTTTGATTAATACCATAATCATTGAAAGCTGCAGCCAATACATATGTGTGATGGTTTCTTTGCCCTTCATTCATAGGATATTTTTTCTCCCACCACTTAACTAATATCTCTACAATTTTATTTTCATCAGTGACTGGTATCGTTGCTTTATCTACATGCTTAATATACTCAGTGTATTCCTCTTCTTCTATTCTATCCCAAGTGCTTGATGTTTCATTTATAAATATAAGTGGATCATAAGATTCATAACACACCCTTGATATATTTTTACTGGTAGTGTCAAAGTTTGGAGACTTAAAATACTTTTCTAAACTTTTAAAATAATTAATATGTTGTTCAGGATCGGTAGGAATCTTCACTAATGCTTTTAAACCCTTACCACTGGGAGATATAAATACTGAGTAGATATATTTATTTTTTGTTAGTCTTTCTTTTTCCTGGAGCATGTCTCGATTTGCACCATACCCATCAAAGTCTAAGCAAATCAAACCACTGTGTTGATTTAGGGAGTTGTCATTTCGTTGAGTGAATGTTCCAGAAAAACATATAGATGGAAGGTTTTGTTTTAGTTTATTTCTTTGTTCCTTGTCCTTAGTGTTTCTTATCTTCTTAACTAATTCTTTGGAAGATCCATCTTTTATCCTTTGTAATATAACATCAACTGATCTGTAGAAAGGCTGACTGGTATCTTTTATATCCTTGAAGATAGTTATGTTCATTCTGTGTTGATTTAATTAAAGTTAATTTACTGACAATCAATACTTTATATTTATTTGTGTTGATTGTGTTGAAAATATGTTAAAAAATATATAGAATAAAAATATTAAAAAAATATTTATTCTGATGTGTGAAAAGTGAAATTTTTATAACACAATTAACACAAGATGCAAAAAAAAGGGGAGATTACTCCCCAATTCATTGCACGCCTTTCGACTACCAAACAATCTTAAAATGGTAAGTCAGTTCGTGTGTCTGACTCTGCCACAGCTTGTGGTTGCTCTTTAGTCTCTCCTTGTGGTTTAGGTACAAATTGATCTAACTCCACATAAGGTTTACCTGAAGATGCAGTTAAAACATTTAGGTTAACCCAACCATTTCGAGCATTACTTTTAAGAAAAGGAATTGCATCCTCTACCTTAACACTTAAATTTCCGATTACAAAATCGGGAGCATTTTCTCTTCTCTTGAAGGAAAAGCCATCTGCAAAAACTTTGTCTGCCATAATTATCTAATTTTAATATTACTCTCCAAGTGTTCAATAGTAGCCAGGATGATTTCATCCTTCTCTTGTCTACTTTCACAGATGCTTGGAGTTTCCATCTGTATTATCTTCTTTCCATAGATTCTCTGTTTTAAGTTAAGACATAACTTACAGAGTTTGTCTATGAATGTACGAATTAATATCATCGTTAGCCTCATCACTAAAAAATTTATTATATATTTCTGTTGCTTGTTCTACTTTTCGTTGCCCCGATCTGAGAAATTCAGAAGAGCAATCATATATACCTAACCTGGTAGTGTTCTTACATATAACAAAGAACACCATTGGTTTACCAAACATTCTTTGATACAGATATGCTTGACTATCATAATTATAGGTCTTAGCCGAGTACATAAATTTATCGATGTCCGAGCTGGTCTTAATGTCAATAAGATATTCTGAATGTACGATATCAGCTTTACCTTTCCACCAATTACCCATAATTTGCTCTACTTGGGGCACTTCATATTCATTGCCCTCTGCATAAATAAAATCATACATCTCCAGGTTACCTTTCATCTTCTCGACCAGTGCATCGATGTGCTCTGCTTCGTGCCTTAACAAAAGTATGTCATCTTTTGGACACATTTCTTTGTAGGCTTTAGTCGATCTTGATGCAACATCTACGATTTGATAATCTTTAACTTTGTCAGGCTCAATCATACAAGCATGAAAGTAAGATCCTTGAATCATTGGCTTTGTCGTAAGTTGTGGTACTCTAAATTGTGTAGGATTTTTAAGTAGATATATTATGTCAGAGTTTGACAAATATTGTTTGCCATACTTACCATAATAAAACTCATCATTCTTTAGTTTGTCTAAGGCTTGTGCTATAGGCTCTATCATTATTTCAAATGTTTACCGAGTTCCTTCTTTACCGTAGTAGTAACCTTATATTTAGTTGAAAGGTTTTTAACTATAGCACTCAGACCTAACTCTTTGTTAGCAACAACATACTTCAATACCTTATCCCAGTTATCATCATCTACTTGTAACTCATAAGTTACATTCTTTGGTTGAGAGATTTTTTTCTCAGTAGCACTTATAACATCTTCTCCAACCCATAAAGACAATCCTAATCCATGCATTGCCACTGCCTTAGCAGTAGACCTTTGAATAGCAGTGTTAACATCCATAGATGTAATCTTTTCTATTCTGATTGAATTGTTTCTGAAATCCATTATAGGTAGGTAATCGATATGCTCTATATCATTTATAGTAATACCGACTTTAACATAAGCAGTTCTGCCATCAGTAAAAAAGTTCAAGCCAGTAGCCTGATCCTCATAAACATTTCTTTGTGCATTGGGATATCTTAATTTAACGAATGCCCAAGCATTAGCCCAAGATAAATAATCAAAGTTTCCTTTTTTCTCTACCTTATCTTTGATGTTGACTTTAGCCAACTCTTCAAAATAATTGTTTTGTTTTGCCATTTAATTTTAATTTAATTGATTTAACTTCTGTTTTAATTTAGTATACTTATTTAGTATATTTTCTCTTCTGTTTTTTAAGTTCTGTATATGCTTATCATTCTTCCTGGTGTTAACCTCAGTCTTAATTTTATCTTCAATCAATCCCAACTT